TTCCAAAATATATTAAATCAGTTGAGGATATGCCTTTAGTTGGTTAATTGCACTGTCGAACTTAACTAGTATTTCAGAAGACATACACATAATTGTATCTTGCTCGCGTTTTCTATAAACCGCGTGGTCAGAAGCGGTAAGAAGTATATTTCTAAACTTCGGATCCCACTGACCTTTTTGCAAAGTATCAATTAGGTATGCTTTCCTCATACTCTTTAAGTAATCTTCAGTTATTAGCCCCCATACAAAAGTATGAGGTATAACTTCAGGTAACAGAGTAACGTTCCACTTATTTGGGAGCTGTTCTATCGCGGTGAGGGAAATTGTCCAGATCTCGGCATAAAAGCCAAGAGGTCTAGATGACCCTTTATCATCGCTTAGTGCAGCAACAGAATCAGCAAATGTCTGCATGACACAAGAAAGTAAGATGTTAAAGATCTTTTCTTTACCTTCTTCCCCTTGTAGCCGTGCGGCCACTTGAGGTGAAATCTTTTCCACAAAAGGAAGCAATTCCAGTGCCGAAGTTTTCATCTGCAGGATGGTTACAATTAACCATATTTTTTCCATGCGCTCTAACCAGACATTTCTTATACGTCTGTTAAAGCCGCGAAGGGAAAAATATTCTGCCCAAACTTTTATTCCATCATTCGGATCGAACCAAGCCTTGTCCGAAGCATTCATGTAGACAGTTACCGCTCCAACTAATTTGTTGTCGCGTTCCTGCCACATAGCTGCTAAAGGAAAGGGTGTCACATCTTTCCCACTCCATTGAAGTCTTTTTGCAAACTCCAAGAAGTGAGGTGAGACGTGGGTTTTCTCCTTAGACCAGGTAACTCCCAACAATCTGATTAGTCGACAATACTCTAATGCTAGAGGCCGATGACGGATAACTAAATCGTCACCAAGCATAGCATAAGGAGCTGTCTTCCAATCGATTCCTACCTTACGGCAGGCCTTCCACACCACAAAATGGTGAGCAAGGGTTGCGGAATTCCAGCTGGAATAGGCACCCATCGGATTACCAACTGCATAGGTTATAATTTGACCGTCTGCAGTGGGAAATGGTAAGGTCATTATTCTATACCAAGCTGATGCCTTAAAAGGCCCAAGCTTAGCATTTAATAATAACCGAATCACTTCGATAGGAAATCTATCAGTAAAGGCCGTAAGGTCAATACTGTAGAAACTATCTGATCCAGATAGGGTGTTACTAAAACCAGTTTGGTTAAAAGTATAGTCCTGAGGTATCTTCTTTAAACATCGAAATAGATAATTATGCAACGGACGAAGGGCAGTCTGTGAAAAGTAGTCAAAAAAAGCTACTTCTCTAGTCTTACCTTCTTTATCCGCGAAGTAAAATAACTTCCGCAAAATTCCTATTCTCAATGAGAAAAGAGATTCCAAAGGTTTAATGTAATCCTGTATGACTTCAATGTTTCGTTTAAGCTTCTCACCACCAATTATAATTATATCACCTAATAAAATAGGGGACGTCTTTATAATAGTGAATAAGTCGTTTAAACTTTGCATTAAAGCATGCCCATTAGGGCCGGCTTTCGCCGTTACATGGTAACCATTAAATTCTATACCTTTACTAGGTCTATGACGTATATCATACCCAAGATCTACCCAGAACTGTTCATAG